CTAATCGTAGCTTGAGTAGCGCTCTACCTGCGGTACTTTTCGCTTAATCCCACGATCGAGGTCATTAAGGGCTCTGGCGAGAGTTCTTACCATACCGGGTATTATATGCTGCTCGTAAAATTCACGCGGGCTTATGTTATAGTCTATTTTAATAATCTCCTGCTCACATATATCTCCAGCGTCGTACTTGTCGTTTGCCCAGAACCATGTGGCGGCTGTTACAGGCTCCCTCCGCTCGTAGGAATATTTAATCGACCTCTTGCCCCTACCGTAGGGTAAAGGGCTGGGATGAAATATAAGGGTACCGTGTAACGGCTCATTTATTTGCGCCTGGCTCAGCTTATACGTTAGAAGTGGAGCAATAGCAAGGTGCTTAATAAAGTGACTGCCATAGGTAATGGTATGTCCGGCGGAGGTACAAACCCATTTGGCCTCTTCATAAGCTCTGGTATTTTTATCACCTAAAATATCAATTATCATATCCCTAAATATTTAAATGCCTGAACGGCTCTAAAGTGCCCGCCATATCCGGTGGAGCATCTCCTTTCCTTATAATTTTTGTTATGCGACTTTTTTAGCGATGCAGCGCTACGTGCTTTATTGTCGCCGTAAAGTCTTGCGCCGGTTTGCTTCCAGCCTTTAGCCCGCCTAAGTGCATTACATAGTTGGGGGTGCGAAGTGTGAAAAAACATCGGGTACTTATGCCCGGATCGTCCGTATCCCTGCAGGTGGTACTCACCCACAGCGCTAAGAAACTTCATACCAACGCCTGCGCCCTGCCACTCGGGCATTACAACCAGCCGCGTGCCCCTGTATGCTTTGGAAGTAAACAACGGCGAAACGGCCATGTGACAAACCGGCTCGTTGCCAATCATGCCCACAAAATACATCCCGGCCACAGGCAGTGGGAGGTCTAAATAATAATGTTTTTTAAAATGCCTGAATACACTTCCCGAGACTTGATAAATCCGAAGGGTGAGTTGTGGGCGTTGCCGAAGACAGTCACGCGAGAAGCGTGCCTCCGTAGTATCATAAACCCAATCGGGCTGTAGCCATTCAATTATATCGTAGTGGCACGATAGTAGAATAATTCTTTTATTTGTTCGCTTCCATGCCTTTGAAAAAGCCCCAGCGCCAATTTTGGCAATTTGCCTATCGATAACACTGGTAAACTCGTCAACTACCACCATATCGGGCTGTTCACAAATAAGGCGCGCAAGTCCCGCTCTGAATTTTTCACCGTTACTCAAAACGTGAAAGGGTCGGAGCCACGCGGGAACATCGCCCAGCCCAACGGCTGAAAGCGCCCCTGTTACCGCGTTAAAATCGCCATCGGGTGCTATACAGTCAACTATCGGCTTACCTCTGTCCCATCCCGAATATAGATCATAAATTCCGAATCCGATTTTTTCACCTAAGGAACTTTTGCCACTCCCTGATGCGCCAACAATAAGCCCGATTTGCCAGTTATTTTCTTCTATTGGTAACTCGGCCGTGTGCGACCAGTTACAGCCGCTTTCGGCGTTAAACAGGCTTTTTACACGGGCCGCCCTATAGCTGTTGAAATTGCTACACTGATGATTCACTTCGACTTTCATACGCTAACAACTTTGAGGGTTAAGCCTAACGACGATAAAAATTCATAAATTGCTTTTTGGTCTGCCTCGTCTTTTGCAATGACCACTACCGCATATTGCGGTTTGTAAATAAACTCTGACGTCTTTTTAAATTTTAATAATTACTATATATTTACTACCTTTGTAGTCTCTCACAACGAAAAATGCGAACGTACCGCGCCGAAGACATTACTGCCTCCGGGTATGCGGTACGTTCGCATTTTATGTATTAGGGGGTGAGAGCCCTAATATGACCGGGGGTTTTAACCCCCTTTAAATCCTATTTAAACACCATTTCAGTGGTTTTAAAAATGTGTTTAAAAATTACATATCCGTCGCGGTTGTCCTGAGTTTCGGATATGCACTCGAAAAGTTCGTAATCCGGCGAGCTTAAGCCCTGAAATATGCTGTAAATATCGGAAGCGGCTTGCAGGTAAGCCAATGAGCGGTCAATAACTTCATTGCGCTGGTTGGCGTGGGTGCTGTTACCGGTGGTATCGAAGGCGCTGCGGATGGTTACCGTCCAGCTTTTTTCCTGACTGCCCGATTCATCTGTATTTTTATTAACCGACTCCAATTTTATAAGTGAGCACGGGTATTTCAGAGCCGGATCTTTGCGGTCGAGTTGGCCGCTGTCGATATCAATATGTTTTATTGCCGAAATGGTTTTAATACGGTCGGCCACGAATTTATACAACTTTTTCATTTTTATTTTTACTTATTTTGTGCCTGTTATTGCTTTCAACTCCCGCACTATTTTATCGTGTATATTTTTGTTTAGCGTTTCGCTAAGGTAAATAAAAGGTCGTGCCGGCATTTTAAACGCCTTTTTGCCGAATATCTTAGCGCCTTCGCCAAAGTTATGCACGCGGGCGTATGGTTTATCATTGTGAATGGTTACGCGGTCGGGTTTCACAGTGAACTTTATCGCATTTTGCAGCTCTTTACTGTCGCCTGTTAGTATTTTATCCTGTGCCCTGGTGGGCGAAAACCGCTTTTTATTTTCGGCGCTAAAGCCGTACCACTCGCTATCGGGATTGCGGCGTTTTACGTCCTGCCACTTTTGGAGCGAGCCATCGGTTTTACCCTCGTTAATAAAAGATTGCTGATAATGGTTAACGGCTTCGGTTCCGATAATTTCGGGCAAATCCTCGCGCCGGAACCGTTCGATTTCCGCCAATTTTTCGGCAATCTTTCGCTTTGCGTCGTCAATATTCATTACTGTACTTTTACGCCGTTCAGCTTGATATAATAGAGCGTTTCGTCAATTCTGTCGAGCCTGCGGGTGTTGGTGCGGATTTCCTCGAGGGCTGCCAGCTGTCGCGCCATTATATCAATTCCGTCCTTGTTATTTGCCAACATGGCGACTATATTCAGCCGCATAGCTGTTATTTGTCCGACCAGGGCGCTGCCGGTTTCCTCCGTCATTTTAGCTACATCGCCTTTAATGCCGGCGGCTGTTGATGAGTTGGTGAATATACCCCCAAGCGCCGTATTTGCCTCATTGAGCGCTTTAAAATAAGCCTCACCGGCAGCGGTTACGGTGTTGCGAAATTTATCGGCTTCGGAGCCCGTAAGTTCCCCGCCCGATTCCACATCGGCCGCAAACTGGTCGATAGCCGGTGCAAGCATTTTGTCGAGAATTTTTAGCTTCAGCGCATTTATTACCGCATTTTTTATGACATCGTTCACCACATTGCCCATTGCCATTGCCGCTTTTTCGCCACTCTGGAATGCGGAAACAAGCGCGTCGGAAAGCTGCGAGGCTAAGTCCTTCACGTTGGTTTGTGCCAGGCTTTCGGCAATAGCGCTCGTAATATCGCCGGTTTGGGCTTTCAGCTTCTCAATTTCGTCCTGCCACTCTTTAATTTGCTCCTCGTCCTGCTTCTTTTTCTTTTTTTTGCGCTCCTGCTCAATGAGGGTATAATATTCAGCTATTTGCTTTTGCAGGTTGGCAATTTGTGCCCGCTGAGCGCTGTATATATCGGTGCCGAGCGCTTTATCCACCGCCCGCTGTAATTTCTCATAAGCGCGGGTTAAATCGTCGAGGTTTTGCTTCGCCTCCTTCTGGCGTTTGGCAATTTCCTTTGCTTTAAAGTCGAAGTATTGAAAGGCATTTGTTAGCAGCTGGATTGATCCCTGAATTATAGCCATAGGGTTACCAGTGGCAATGCCCATAGCGATATTTGCAGCTCCGCCCACCATGCCTATTATGTTATCGGCGTCTTTTTTCTCCTCCTCGGTTAGTAGCCCCAGCTGATCGAGCGCGCCAACGGTTTCCTGCAAAATAGCCTGCACACCCTGAAGTGCTGCCGCCGATGTAGCTGCCACGCTTGATGCCGCCTTTTTGGCTTCGCTTTCGAGCTTGGCCAGTTCGGCGGTGGTTTTTGTCGGATCGGATAGCGCCTGTTTATAGGCATTGCCGGCAGTGGTATTATTACTGATGGCATTGCGCAGGTTGGCGAATGGGTTTTGCCCGTCGGTGTTAAGCTGGTTGCGCGCTTTCCGAACCTCAGCCATAATTTTATTGGCATCGTCCACAGTCATTTTACCGGCTGCCACTTCAGCATCAACGCGGCGCTGGATATCGGCTATTAACCGGCGTGTCATTTCTTCGGATATTTGCAGCTTATCGTCGGCTGCCACCTTGTAAAGCTCCGACTCTTCGATAAGGCTTTTAGATACCGAGCTGATGCGGGCTTGCTTTTCCGCCTCCATTTCGTCGGCCCAGGCATTAAGCCCGCGCTTGCGCGCTTCCGCAATATCTTTATTATAATTATAAGCTATCTGCGTGCGCTCGTCGGCGTATTTAAAAACAATATCCGAAATTTCCTGCTGATATTTTTCGGTTTCGGTTACTTCTTTTTGCTGATAAGTATTGGAAATGCGGCTTTTTTCTTTAGCAAGCTGCTCTGCCAGTTGCGGGTCAATTTGCGAGAGTGATGTTTTGGCAACAAAGCCTTTTTCGCCTTTTTTATTTTTGTTATATGCATCAACAATATCCTTTTCTTTTCCATCGATAGCACGGATTTCCTCATCGCGCTCAAGCCGTATAGCGTTCAGCCTTTTTTGGAGGCTGTCCGTTTGCTGGTCGATTTCTAATTTTACCCGCTTGGCACGGATGTTCAGAATTAAGTCGGTAATAGCAGCTTCGGCATCGTAAACTTCTTTGGCGACAGTTTCTTTAACAGAGGCTCCTTTGCCCGCGTCAAATAGACCTCCGCTTTCAATACGCTGCTTAACTTTTTGTAGCTGGGCATCGAGCTCGGCAATGCCCGCTTTGGCGCCATCGGAAATTTGCTTTTTAAATTTCTGCTCAGGCGTCATCGTGGAACTTTTAACCGCGAACTTACCGCCCGGCTGCTCATCCGGAACTACAAGCTTTTCGAGCTCGAAGCGCTTGGCGTAAATTGCCTCCATTTCTTTTTCAGCGGCGCGAAGTCTTAACGATTTTTCGAGAGACTTCATATACTCATCAATAGCCTTTTTGTTTTCGCGGATTACGTTCCCCTCATTATCGAGTTCTGCGGTGTAACCCGGAATTTGCTCCTTAAGCTTTTTAATAATTTCGAGCTTAGAGTTCCGGCTTACGTTTTCGCTGTTAAGAGATGAACGCATTGCCGAAATTGATGCCTGCTCCTTAGCATATCCATCGGCTATTTGCTTTTTAAGTTCTGCCTGAAATTCTGCCTTTTCCTTTTCGGCTTTGTTGGTTTCCTCTAACTTTTTGTTGTACTTATCGAACCATGAAACAAGCGCGACAACTCCAACAATAAGCACGCCGATACCCGTCATCATTAGCGCCTTCGAAGCCGCGGCAGTTATGCCCAGCGTAGTAGCCACTTTTAAGTTAGCGGCTGCCCACATATTTTTTGCTTTGGTTAGCAACACCACCGAGAAATAACTGTCTTTATTAAGCGTTTCGCTAACCTGCTGTATGCCTATGCTAATAGCCATTACGGCCTGCAACCGGGTTTGAATGCGTGTAAGTTCCTCGTTTTCGGCGCCAAAAAGCGCGGCCGCTCCCGTGGCGGCGCTCAATGCACCGGCCATACCGGAAACTCCGGAGGCAACGGCACGGAAACCTTTTTGGTCGTCGGCGAGGATGCGCGCCTGTGCCGCGGTGTCGCCCATTTGGTCGTTGAGCCGTCCGAGCTCGGCAGCCATGGCATTATACTCAGGGGTATTGCGTTTTCCTTGCATTTCGAGGCGGGCGAGGGCTTCCTTAGCCTCCATAACCTGCGTACGTAGCCGGGTATGTTTTTGCGCGGTTTGTTCAATGGAGGCATTAACTTCGTTAAGCGCGGCTTTTTCTTCATCAAGCGCCCGCTTGGCGGCGTTCAGCTCCTGTGTCAGCATCATTTTAGCGTTACCGGGAGCCGCTTTTGATAGCCGGCTTTCGAGCCCTTTAATGTCAGCTTCTATCTGCTTAATTACGGTGGCCTGAGCCGCGGCGGCTTTGGTAACATCGGCCTGTGCTTTTTTACTCGCATCGGCAATTGTACCCAACGATTGCCCTATTTTTTTTCCTTCAGTTTCGGTATTACCGCCATATATGAAGTCTATTTGTACGGGTTCAAAGTCTGACATAATATTATTTACTATTTACACATTTACCAATCACCATCTACTGACCGTTCAGGAACTCGAGCAGCTCATCGGTATCTTTTATTTCCTTTGCCTTGCTGCCGCTCACCAGGCGCGTGGCGTCGGAGAGTTTCATTTGCAGGTTGAGCCAGCTTTCGCCCCACAATATATAATTGTGGGTCCAGCCGGTTTCGCGCTGTATGTTCCAGATAATTCCAAAAAGGCTATGGGAGCTTTCTGTATGGCTCGTTAACTCCTTTTGGTGGTATGCCCCGTCATCCTCGGACTCATCACTGTCATCTTCCTGAGTAATGCGGTAGTATTGATAAAAGACTCGGGCCGGCCATAAATGAACAGCCACATAGTTAGTTCCTGTATTTGATCCGTGGTACAGCTGCGGCGCAGGTAGCGCCCTAAAATTCGGCTGAACAGCGCAATTTTTATGCGTGAGTTAAGCAGGCACGATGCCACCGCGCGGCACACCGGTTTTGAATTTTCTACTATTGCCTTAAAAGGAACTGCCCGCGGCACGGCGCCCATTTCGGTAATTATTTCTTTATAACCCTCGGGCACTTCCATAACTTCGGGTGTGGCTATTTCCTCCAGCGTGGAGAGATGCGCCAGCGTGCCAAGGTAGAGCCGCTTAACCGTTATTTTAACGGTTTTTTTGCCGAATAGCCTTAAAAGCCAGGGGGCAGGGACGCGGAATGCCACGCCGCGGTCGAGCAGCGCAAGTGCGGCTGCTTTTTCTATGTCGGGGGATGCTGTTTCTTCAGTTTCCATATTGCTCATATAAATTATAAATTAAAATAAGATTTCATTTCGGCCCTCATATTCCAATACCCCGCCTATTACCAAGATTGTTCGGTTTAAAAGGGTATTTGTCATAATACTTTCTCTAATTCAATTAACACGGACCCATGACTCGTATTGCTTATGTAAGGCAAATGAAATATAATCACTACCTCTCCAGGATTAATTATTACATCTGAATTAATATTCTCAACAATATACCATAAACCGTTATTGTCAGATTTCTCGTACACTAAGGTTTTGTTATAAATCTGACCATTTATAAAGTTGTAAGTTCCTTTCATAATAGCAACACCAAAACGAGAAGTATTCATCCTTTCGTTTATCTTTCTAATCTTACACTTGCACTCTGCAATGTAAATAGATGTTGCGAAACCAAGAGTAACATTCACTAACTGATTAGCATCCGACACTGCGGTATTATCCGATAGAAGCAAGCCCCTATCAGCAAAAAATGCCCGGGCCCATTTTCCGATTGTGCCTCCAAAAGATACCCTCGGATAATTAATATAAAAATATTTATTAGAAAATCCGGCACTCCACTCCGCCTCACTCAGCGGCGGATTATCTGATGTCGTGTCTAAATAAGACTGATATTGTGATTTGCCTTTAAGGCTATTAAGGTAATCTTGTACGGTGCCCTCGTTGCCGGCCGCCAGCCAAATCTCGTACGCGTTGATGCCATCACTGCCGCGCAACCACTCCAAAAAGTCCTGTTTTGTTCCTTCGTGCCCCAGCTCCAGCCATGAGAGGTATAGCGATTGCCCCTGAATGTCCGTCAGGAAGTGCAGCGGTTTGAGTTCCGGCTCGCTAAATGTTAGCGGGTCGGGCTGTATATCTTCAAAAATAAGTTCGTTAGCCATTATGTGTTCGATTCTTTAATGGTAAAAAATTCATATTCCGACTTCAGTATGGGGGCATTTATGCCATCGATAACGCGCATAGCCTCCATTTTATACACACCTGCGGGCAGTTGTGCCGTTAGCGCGGCGGGTATAAAGCAGGATATCTGGTACTCGGCGCTGTCCGACTTGGAGAGCTGCATGGCATCCGGGTATTTTGCCTCATCGGGCGCTTTAACGAAGTATTTTTTTATTTCGCCCTTGTACAGGCAAAGCACTATCTGCTGGCACAAGTCCCATTCTATTCCGCCAATAAGGCGCGTGAACTGCTCGCCCTGGTACACTATTAATCTGCCCTGTAAGTTTTCCATTTATTTTATTTTAGTTTATAGTGAATCGTTTATAGTTTATAGAAATAACTTTCAAACTTTACAAACTTTCGAACTTTCGAACTTTCAAACTCTTTTTAAACGTGGTTTAACTTGATTTTAAAAAAAGGGCCGCCGCGGTTGCCGGGCGGCTCTTTGTTCTTTTTCTTTAAGCCCCTTTAGGGGTTTGGGGCTACGCGTCAATTTCGCAGCTCTTAGTTCCCGACTTGGTTGGCTGCAAAACAGTGCCTTCAATAAGCACTTGGGCGATGCCCGATTTTGCGAGCTTGTACGAAACGCGGGCTTTCAGACTTACACGCGGGTAAGTGAAAGTAACACCGTTTTTCGAGGTTACTTTTACCGATTTTTCGATGGTTGCCGCCGAGTCCGGGGCCTGCCAAATATCGGCCGGAGGGGTTCCGCTTACGGTTCCGCCAAGCACCTTTACCAAAGTGGCCGCGGTAAAGTCAACTATTCCCCACGAAATTTTAGTTTTTCCTTTTGTAGGAATCACTTCAATGGGATCGTCGAGCTCCTCTGCCTCATGCACGATGTCCTCGCCGGTTTCCTGTTCAATGGTGGCGGTATCTTTGTAGATATTACCGAGCGATGCGAATGTGGTTGCCACGCCACCATCCCCGGCGATGTCGCCTATCATAATGCTGGCGATGCCTAAAGATCTTTTTTCTGACATAATAATTTATTTTTTAAAGATTTGAAAATTTTTTTGAGTTTATCCGGCAGATAAAATTTATATACAGCCCAAAGCGCCAGGGCGATAAATGGTAATAGCCTAACCCACCAGAACGCGCCGTATGTTTCCTTTTTAACCGGCTGTTTTTGGCTTTCGGCCACAGCGCTATCCTTTACAGCGCGCATTTTCCGCTTGTGATCTATCTCTATATCATTTTCCTGACGTCGGGAAGATGCTCCTTTGGCGCTTTCGGTTAGCTTTTTATCGGCGTTAGTCTTATTGCTATAAATTAATTCACTTGCTACCGGAGGCCTACCCGTTTCGGGTATCACAGGTTTTTCCGTATCGTAAGTAATCAGCCTGGCTTCGAACTCGGTTGTTTTGCGCTCAATTTCCTCTATGGTTGTAACGAAAGATGAATCCGATCTTGCAGTTGATTTGTCGCTCACTTTTACCTCCTCGTGCTCCTTTACGTCAGTTCTCACCTTTGTTTTGGCAGCCAGTTCCTTTGGCCCCTTGCATCCGCCAAGCCCCACGGCAATAAGCAGCGCCACGGCAATAAATATAATGTAAACGGCTATCTCACGAGTTGGAAATTTCGTTTGCTTCGCGCTTTTTTTGTTCGAGATTGTCATGGTTCATTTCCTTTATGATTTTTAAAATCTGCCTCAGCTGTTTATGCAGCTTTGCCACATCGGCGCTGAGCGACTCTATTTGTGCCTGCATCAGTTTGGTCATGCTTGAGTAGCGCATTTCGGCCTCCTCGGCATATTCGCGCCATTCCTTTGCAATGCGCGACAGGTTTTCGATTTCGGTAGTTCCGGCGCTGGCTTCGGTTTGCTTGGCCTCCGCTCTTACCTTCCGCCGCTGCGGTTTAATGGTAAGTATGGCAACAAGCCCTCCGCCTGTGATAAATGAAATTACTAAAACTAACCACTCCATTTTTTTAGTTTATAGCTTATAGTTTATAGTTTGAAAAGTTTGAAAGTTTTTTCGCTTATAGAGGAAATGCAATAAACTATAAACTATAAACTGTTTTATACTCCTTCTCCGCGTCGAAGCACGGGCACATTTTTAACCATTCGTTGGGCTCTATCGTACCGTTGCCGTTTTTATCGGGCGACAGATCGCGGTGGCCGCAAACGCGTTTAACCCCTGGGGCTAACTGCATCAGCTCTTTGACAAGTGCCGTGAGTGCCTGCTTTTGTTGCGGGGTTCTGGTGTCGGCGGGCTTTCCCGCGGCGTCCAATCCGCCCTCGTAACAAATGCCGATGGTATTGGAATTATAACCGGCTACATGAGCGCCGGGCTCCTCGAGGTTGCGCATCGGAACGCGCTGCCCTGATTTACGTATATAAAAGTGATAACCCGCATGGCTAAAGCCCCGTGCCTTATGATCGCGGATAAGCATATCCGGCGTATAGTCAAGCGTGGCGCGCGTGGCGCTGCAATGAATCACTATTATATTAACCTTACGTTTCATTTTAGTTTATAGTTGGTAGATACAAGGCATTCCTTGTCTGTACTAAACCCCGCCGCTCCCTCAGCTCCGATACTTCGGAGAGGTAGAGGGGCGGGGTTACACACACGGAGATTATTAAGTAGTAGCCTCCTGTACTATGGCAAGAATACCTTTACCATCGGTTCGGCGGATACGACCGCCAATACGAACCAGTGCAGAATAAACATCGCCATAATATTGGGGATCGCCCAGTTTTTCAAAGAAATTCACAATACCTAAAGCACGCTCGACGGAGTTTTTGTGCCATGCAATAGCTGCCGCGTTATGGGTGGCCGCGCCGGCGGCTGTCCATGCTACTGGAACCGGAGGGGTGGCGTTGGTATAGCGTGCCACTGTGGCGCGCTGCATAATGTTAAAGCTGTAAAGTTTACCCACTACACCATTTGCCTGGTCGAGCGAAGCTGAGAAGTCGCGGTATTGTGTGGCGCTCAAATCGGACATTAACTGGTCGTACATATCGGCGTCGAGCATCATGTAGCGGTCGGTTGTGGGTATATTCCACTTGTTAAACTGCTTGTTAGCCGCTTTTACATCTGCCACTGTAAACGCTTTTCGGTTACCCGTGGCACTGTCGGTATGTGCCGCTATGGCGGAGCCGGTAGTTCGAATAATATTAGCCGCCGCTGATGGGTTCCATTTAAAGAGCAGGTTCAGCGCTGCCGCTTCAGCTAAGGCGTTTTTGGTGTCGCCCAGCACAGAGTTGCGCTTGTCGTAGCTCAGTTCCACGGTATCGGCGTTCGGAATTAGAACCGGATCGGACGTAAGCTCATCGAGCGAGTAATTAATTTCAGTATCGGTTCTTGTTGTTACCGTGGCTGGCAACGAGCTTCGGTTGGTGCTTACGCTTACCGAACTACCGGCCTGCGGGATGTGAACTACTTTCCCCGCTAAAACGTACTCATCTGCGCTAAACGCAAATTGCATGAACTGGTTGTTTGCCCAAAGAGCCTCCACAATATCGTTTTCCCAAATTTCTTTCTGAATGGCCATTTGCAGACCTTCCGTTCCTGTTTTAATGAGTGACAGCCCGCCGCCTATGCCGAGCGCGAAAAGTGCGCCGCCACCTGTGGCCGATGCCACAATTACCCCAATCATGAGGTTGAATAATAATGCAACAATCTTTTTCATACCTTTTTTTAATTGTAAATTGTAAATAATTAAATTGAAAATCGTTTAGCTCATTTTCGGTTCTTTGCCGAATTTGGCTTTATACTTTTCTTTGTACATATCCGGGTATTTGTCGCGGCAAAGCAGCGCCTTACCGGCTTTATCCATCTGCCCATAGTCCATAGCTTCCAGTTCCTTGAACTCTTTGCTGTCTTTATAGCCAAGTTCCATGTTTTGCAGCTTCTGAGGCTTCGCAATGCTGGCAAGCATTACGCGAGTTCCTTCCGGATCTTTGTCAAAGAGGTTCAACATGCCGTCTTTTACGGGCGTGAGTTTAACACCATCAGGTTTTTCGCTCAGGCGACCGTCTTTAAAAGCGGCGTCAAGTTCTGCCTCAAAAGCGGTGCGTTTAGCCCTGGCATCGGCTAACCGTAGTTCCTTCAGATCGCTTTCGGCTTTGTCGGCTCGCGCTGTGGCAGCCTTCTTATCGCCGAGCAGCTTGTCAATGGCTGCTTCAATCATCTCATCCGTTGCCCCATCGGCAAGGTTGAGAATCTGTAAATACTTTTTAGTCATTTTGCTTTCTATTTTTGGTTTAACAATAAAGTCCGATAGTTTTAGTTCGTCCTCTTTTTTCGCGGGGTTTAATTCATTCCCATCGGCATCATATAATCTGAAGAAAGCCATTGAATTATGGTTTCGGCCGATTGGGACGATTGATGCCTCACGAAGGCGTGAGCGCAAAACGGTATAACCTGTTTGCCTATCAATTCTATAAGCGGCATCATCGCTCAGCTCCAGGTCAACCAGCCCTGCGCTTGCCATTTTGATATACCCTTTTTTTACTTTTTTGATGATACGCTGAACTTCTTTATCATCATCGTCCTCGTCAAAATCGGCGTCGGCCAATATCTGGCCACTTTCTTTGCGCACATTTGTCCACTTACCTATCGGCAGACTCCAATCGTTATGTAAATAAAACATAACCGGATTTTTGGCGAACTGCTCTGTACTTATACCGTCAACCAGGACTCGCATACCGTTGGTAAGAACTGACTCGTCGATGAGAACAAATGTTATTGGATCCATTTTTTTTGCTGATAAAATTGTTTTTTGCCCTTTTTTGAGCGAATTGTTACGCAAAAATCCTTTATAAAATTATCACCGCAAAAAATCAGTGCCACACTGTCATAAATTTTTTCATATCAGCGGGATATAAGATTATTTTGCTGAAAAATCAAACCTGATAATATGGCTAATAAAAAAGAAATGGAGCAAAAAAAGGAGCTCTCGAGGATGTATTATATGAACGGCGAAACGCAAAAGGTTATAGCCGAAAAAGTTGGAGTGAGTGAACAAACCATATCCAGCTGGGTGGAAAAAGAAGGTTGGGCCGCACGCCGTGCCGGAATTAATGTCACACGCCCCGAACTGGTAAACAAAGCCCTGGCGGCGCTTAACAAAGTACTCGACCAGGTATATGAATCGGACGATGTGGAAATAATCAGCACGCTCCCCGACAAGCTGGCGAAGTTTGCAAGCGCCATTGAAAAACTCGACAAAAAGGCGAACATAGTAAGCACCATTGATGTGTTTATGGCGTTCAGCAAGTGGATTCAATACCGCGCTACCTTCGACCCCGAAGTAACTCCCGCTCTTATACGCGCCATAAATAAATATCAGGATTTATACATTAACGAGCACATAACAAAGATGTAGCTATGGCCGGTAAATCAACACATTTAGACAAAAGCATTCGCGACATGGAAAGCTGCTGCGAGCTAATACTAAGTGACAGTTTGCGGGTATGGAAACAACATTACAATGGCATTAAAAAAAATTACAGACGCCCTCAAGGAGTGGCAGCTTCACAACGAAGAGGTTCAGCAGCAAACGGTTGTTGACCGCTCCGAATCGAGAGCCACCCAGTTGGCACGTATCAAGCGCGCCAGGAAAGATTATGCCTTTTTTGTAGAGTACTATTTTCCACATTTCGCCAAATGTAAAACAGGTAAATTTCAAATTAAAGCGGCAAACGAAATACTGAAATGCAAAAACTTGAAAGCTGTTTTTAAGTGGGCACGCGCTCATGCCAAATCTACCCACATGGACGTGTTCGTTCCTCTTTGGCTTAAGTGCCAGGAAAAACGCGAGCTGAACGTAATGGTGATCGTGGGTAAAAGCTCAGACAATGCCAATACATTACTTGCCGACGTACAAAGTGAGCTACAATTCAATCAGCGATACATTAACGATTTTGGTGAGCAGTACAACGCTGGGCATTGGGCGGAAGGTTCGTTTGTTACGCGCGACGGTTGCGCTTTTTTTGCGCTCGGTCGCGGTCAGTCGCCCCGTGGTCTCCGCTACCGCGATCAGCGCCCGGACTATGTGGTAATTGATGACTTGGACGATGACGAACTATGCCAGAACGAAAGCCGTGTGAATAAACTAACCGACTGGGTAAAGGAGGCGCTTTTCGGTGTGCTCGACGGCGGGCGTGGACGTTTTATCATGGTAGGTAACTTAATAGGTAAAACCTCCGTATTGCAACGCGTGAGCGAGATTGAAAGCGTGCACGTTTCACAAGTCAATATTTACGACAAAAACGGGGATGTTACCTGGGCTGAGAAGTGGACAAAAGCAGAGGTACTCGAGATGGAGAAATTTATGGGCTACCGCTCGTTCCAAAAGGAGTACATGAATAATCCTATTACCGAAGGCGCCGTGTTCAGGGATGAAGACCTGACATTTGCCGAGGTTCCACCGCTTCATAAATTTCGCTTCCTGGTGGCGTATGCCGACCCGTCCCCGAGTAATAATGTAAACGACCGCAAAAACTCGACCAAGGCTTTGTGGCTGATTGGGCATGTCGATGGCAGATTTTATGTGATTACCGGCTTTCTCGACCGGGTTACCAATGAAGAGTTTGTGGACTGGACATACTGGATTGATGACTACGTAGGTGGTAAAACACAGGTTTACAACTATCAGGAAAACAACACGCTTCAGCAACCATTTTTCGAGCAGGTATATATGCCGCTATTTTATAAAAAAGGCGTTGAGCGCAATCACCATATTGGTATTATTCCGGATCCGCGCAAAAAGCCTGATAAGTTCAGCCGTATAGAAGGAAACCTCGAGCCCCTGGTGAGAACCGGACGACTGGTTTTTAATATCAGGGAAAAAGAAAACCCGAATATGAAAAGACTCATTGAGCAATTCAAACTTTTCAGCCCCGGAATGAAAGCTCCCGCCGATGGCCCCGACGCTGTAGAGGGAGGAGTATTTATCTGTAATAACAAAGTATTATCCATAACCGGTCAGGGCGAAAGCCTGATATCCGGTTTCAGAAAAACAAGAAAAAATAAGTATTAA